ACGGGTGCCGAATGTTGATCAGCTCATGCCATTGGTTGAAGCTGAAGAGGCAAGAGTTGAGGCACTCAAGGAAGAGCAACGTCAGGCTATGATGGATAACATGGCTAATCCAGACGTGGGACCAGCTCCTAAGACAAATGGGAAGAATGGTCAGGGGGTAGCAGGATTCACGAAGGCTGGATCAGGAGCTGATGCTGAGACTAAGAGGCTTGCTAAGGGGAAGCCACCGATCAGTAGAGTTGGTAGAGTAGCTGCTGATAAACGTCCAGGAGCTGGTTAATGGGTGATCCGCGACCGTGCTTGGTTTGTAACCGTCAACAGGATGATCCTTTACATGGACCTGAAGCCGGTGGTCTTGCTCATGATATTGAACCACGCATAGAGCACCATCCTTATGATCCTGGAGAAAGACGACAGCTAGTTCGTCGAATGGACGATAGAATTCAACGAGTAGAGGATGCCTTTAAACGGAGTAGTTGATTATGCCTCCAGGTAAAGGTTATCGGATCAAAGGTAAGAAAGTTAAACCTAAGAAAGTTAAAGTTCCCAAGCGGTTCAAATCAAGGAAGAAGTAATGCCATTTCGGAGCGCCAAGCAGAGACGGTTCATGTTTGCGCGACATCCGAAAATCGCCAAGCGATGGGCCAAGAAATATGGAACTAAAGTTCGTCCAAAAGGGAAGAAAAGATGAGAGTTAGATTAATCCTGGTAGTGATTGCATTACTTCTAGCAATTGCTTCTCTAATTCCAGATTGGGCAGGTTATCCTGTTCTTGCAGTTGCAGTAATCCTCTTAGCGGTTGCTGAACTAGCGGGTGAGGCAATAACTTGACTCTGTTCAGCGGTCCACTTGAGATCGAGGTTGAAGGAGAAGTTTATCTTAATCCTATCTCCTCTTCATACGGGCAGGTGGACCGTGCATTTATAGTTCGCGTTTTCCGCGAGCGATCACGAATACTCGCCGACCGCCTTGCCAAGTTTATCAACGATCTGCAACAAGGTGATATAGGTCGGCGGGCATTCGTGAGGCAAGTAATGAATAGTCTTCGCCAAGCTTATTACACTGTCTTCTCTCTGGGAGCTCTTTCTGTAGATCCATTCCATGTATTAACTTCAGAAGACATAGGAGTGCTGAATGCAGAACTCTTCGGAGAACGAAAATTCCTACAGAGCTTTGGACGTGACTTATCAAGAGGTTTACTTGATCTAGCTCCAGAGCCTCGTGCTAGACTATACTTCTCGGCGCTCAGGGGTGTTTTTGAGCTCGGCCGTGTATCAGCTCTCCCAGATCGCCCTTACAGTTGGATTCTTGGTGATACTGACCATTGTGATCCTTGCATTGATGCAGCATTAGGAGGTCCATATAAGATCAATGATTTCTCCCGCCTGAGCCTTCCTGTGGTCCCGGGTATTCCAGGCAGTGGAGAGGTTTGCAAGGGATTGACCCGTTGTGGTTGTACACTTCGAGATCAAGGGTTTCCGGTTAATGAGAGTTTACAGCTTGAACTACGTGATATCCTTGAAGAAATCAGGTTGAACTTGTGACGGTGAAGGAAGCTCTAAAAGATAGATTGTGGGACTTCTTAGAGTATTCGGGTTACTCTATCGAAGATATCCTTGCCTATAATCTTAATACTGGGAAGATTTCCACAAAGAACGGTGGACTTTATCAGATTGCTGAAACCGGGGAGATTCTACATCTAACCGGACCTTCTCCTGACCCCACAGATCGAATTTAGGAGAACCAAATGGCTAATGCGTCAGCTGCTGAGTTCGCGAAGCCGATTACGCGTCCCAGCAATCTTGGTGTGGCAGAACCCACTGAGACCGAAGCTGCTGAGAAGAAAGCTCGAGATAATCAGGTTACCAAGGTTATTGCGAAGGCATTGGGTCTGAAGAGATCTAATATCCTTGGTTACAATGATCAGACCAAGGTGGTTGTTACTGATGCTGGCGGTAAGTACCAGCTTAGTAAGAATGGCAAGGCACTTCGCCACTTGGCTGGTCCTAAGCCTCCAGCTGATATTGACCTCACAGTTGTTGTTGAGACTTTCGAAGTAGGAAGTGCTGCTGAGAGTAATTCAGCTCGTCATGCTGGGACTTCTGCAGTTGACCAGTCTAGTGCACTTCAAGCTCGCAGGGAATCACTTGAAGCTGAACTAGCAGATGTCAACAAGCAGCTAGGTGTAGATGATAAGAAGTCTGAGTCCGCGCCTGATAAGGAGTAGATATGCCAAGCTTCCAAGCTCGTGACGTCTTTCGAGCCAGCGAAGCAAGTTTCGACGACGATGAAACTTGGATCACCATCGTTAAAGAGGGTGAATCTATCAATGGTCGGAACTACAAGAAGAATACTCTAAAGCAGGCTGTGCTCCAGCGACGATATGAGAATCAGCGGCAATTCGTTGATCACTCAGATGGGCCTCCCCTTAAGAGATCTATCAAAGAACTAGTCTCTGGAATCACTGAAACAAAGTATGATGACACTCATCCAGACGGGAGAGCCCGAATCCGCGGAAAGGTGAAGTGGTTCAATACAGAGTTTCAGGAGTTTGCACAGAAGGCTAAGGAACATATTGGAGTTTCTCACGACGCTAGGCTGGCTGGTACTCGCACGAGGGTAAATGGAAGGATCAAGGAAGATATTGACGAGATTGTGAAGGTCCATTCTGTGGATTGGGTAGTCTACCCGTCTGCAGGTGGAGGTTATGATCAATTCTACGCTACAGAGGGAATCGAAATGCCCGATGCCATCGATTGGGGTTCGGTGACTCTTGATATGGTGGAAGAGAATGCGCCAGATCTCGCGACGGCGTTTAAGGAAAAGTACTCCACCAAGGCAAAAGAGTCAGAAGGTGACGATGACGACGAGGATGACGACGAAGAAGAGTCAGGTGTTAAGCACACCGCTTCCAAGAAGAACGGCACGGCTGTTGCTTTGGATGAAAAGGCTATTGAGTCGATCGTAACTCGTGTTATCGAGGGAGTAGATAAGAAAAAGTCCGAGCAGGCAGAGGTTCATGGCAAGATTGCTAATCTTGTTAACCGTTCACCTCTACCACAGCGGACGAAGAATCGGATTGTTGCTTCCTTTGATGGTGCTACTGAGTTTAACGAGGAGCGCGTCAAGGAATCTATCGAGGATGCCAAGACGGAACTCAAGGAAGCAGGAGCTGGACCTAAGGTTATTGGAGCTGGTCCTTCCGGCAAGGCGAAGACTGGATCGCTTGGACGTGCCCACGAATCCCTGGCAGATGCCTTCAGTCTGAAGAAGACGGCCAAGGTTGGTGGAGACAAGGATCCAGATGAGGAGGCAGAATAGATGGCGACTAATGAAGTTATCCGTGGTCACAGTGACGGCCGACTTCGGATTCTTTGCGCGGCAGCTCATACTGCTGGTGATCTTGTCTTTGAGAAGGGCTTCTATGGAGTTGTTCAGGATGACGTAGAAGCTGGTGCGTGGGCTACCGTTATTCTTGAGGGAGTTTGGGAGTTTCCTCGCACTCCTACCACCGTGGCGATGGGTGCTAAGCTTCATGCTCCAGCGACGGCTATGGCCACTACTCTCCCTCTGATTTCAGCTGCTACCAACGGTCAGGCAACTGCCGGTTGGAACCCAGTTGGTCGAACTACTGCCACTGGTAGTGCTACTGCTGCCAAGGTTCGATTCTTCCGCGATAACGCCTACTAGAAGGAGATATAGATGCCCCCACTCGGTAATCCAATGGGGCTTGCTTACGGTAAGCGCGTCCGCATCTACGATGCTTACATTGAAGCAAGAGAAGCAGTTGAAAACGGGGAGTTTGAGGAAGACAGCCAGGAAGCGATGTCTGTCGCCGACTTCCCCACCTACATTGGTCACTTCTTGCGTCATCGCTTCCAGGATAAATTCGAAGAGATTCAGGGGCAGTTCGACCTGTATTCTGCCGATACTCCTGTGGAAGACTTCGAAGATTACACCTGGAGCACTTGGGGTCGTTTTCCTGATATTCCAGAGCGATCGCCTAACGGTCCATACGAGCAGCTAGCTGTTAAGGAGCTGCCCGGTGGAACGTTGGCAATTCGGGAGTTCGGCGCTGGATTCGCTCTTACTCGTCGACTGGTGATCTCTGATCGACTGAATAAGCTGACTTCACTTCCTGACGACTTTGCTGATGCCCTCGCGCGCACCATGTCTAAGGAAGCAGCTATTAATCAGTTCCAGAGCAACCCGACGATGTTTGACGGCAATGCTCTCTTCTCCTCTGCTCATGGAAACTTGGGGTCAACGGCTCTAACTCCAGATGAAGATGGTGTTAACGCCCTAATCGCTGCTGAGACCGCTCTTGAGGATCAGACAGACGATGAAGGGTTCCAGATTGTTGTTCCTGGAGCTACTCGTACTCTGATTATTCCGACTGAACTTCGCTGGATTGTTCAGGTGCTTAATGGTCAGGAGTTGGTTCCTAATACAGCTTCTGGTACTGGCGATAACAACATCCCCAACCTGGTTCGTGGTCGATATACCGTCTTGGAGGAGCCTTTCTTCACTGACTCTAACAACTGGTACATGAGCATTGATCTGAAGGGACGCTTGGCATTCCTGGCACAGGTTCTTCTGAACGGGAATAAGACTCCATTCCTTGGTCTCAAGGATCCTGGAGTTCGAGCAGTGCTTGGTGGTAATGATCCTTACTCCTTCGAGTTCGACGAGATTGAGTACAAGATCCGCCATGACTTCGCCTTCGTTCCAGTTGAGTGGCGCGGTATCTTCGGCGCAATCGTAGCTTAAATTAGGTGGCGGCATGATTTCTCTAGGAATGATTGTAAGAAACTCAGAAGCAACTCTTGAGAGATGTCTAGAATCCGTGGCTCCTTATGTAGACGAGATTGTGATCGGTCTAGGTGGGGAGTCCACGGATCGGACAGAAGAAATCGCTCGAAAGTTCACAGACAACGTTTTTCAGATTGAATGGCAAGATGATTTCGCGGAGGCACGGAATCAGGTACTGAGGAAAGTAACACAGCCATACTATCTGTGGTTAGACGGAGATGATGAGTTGCTTGGTGGGGATAAGATGAAGCAACTCATTGAGGAGTATCCACAAGTTGATGCTTTCTACTGGGGTTATGAGTATTCTCGTGATGAGAACGGTGTAACTAACTGTTATCTTGTTCGTGAGAGACTGGTTAAGCTCAATCCTCAGTGGGGGTGGATCGGCAAGGTTCATGAAGTATTACGTGGGCCTGACGATCATTTGAAGATGATGGTCCACACTATCGTGGTAAAGCATCATCCACAGGGAAGTAGCAATCGCAACATTG